AGGCGGATATGCGGATTACTCAACTTCAAGTTGGGCAAGACGTGAGCGTCCATTAGGTGACGCAGAGATGAAAGCTATTGAAACAAATGGCTTGTTCAATCTCAATGACTTCCTTCCTAAGAAGCCAAGCGAAGTAGAGGTTAAGGTGATGAAAGAAATGTTTGAAGCGAGTGTCGACGGTGAAGCGTATGACATGGATCGTTTCGGACAGTACTTCCGTCCAGCTGGAATGGCGGCAAGAACAGGTGATCCTGTAACTCAGAGTAACTCTTCCCCAAAGGTAGAGACCGCTCCTGAGCCAAAGGTAGAAACGGCACCTGCTCCGGAAGCGCCAAAGACAGAAGAACCAACGCCGGCAACTAGTGGTAAGGCAGAAGACATCCTTTCCATGATCCGTGCTAGACAGCAACAGTAAAAATATATATTAGTGGGGAGCAATCCCCACTAGGCTTTACAAAGGAGAAACTATGGCAAAGGCATTTGACCCAAGCAAATTTAGAACGGCACTTACGAAATCTATTACAGGCATGAGTGCTGGTTTCAACGATCCAACAGATTGGATCTCAACAGGAAACTATGCGTTAAATTATTTGGTTAGCGGCGACTTTCATAAAGGTGTTCCGCTAGGCAAGGTGACAGTATTCGCAGGTGAATCAGGTTCAGGAAAAAGTTATTTCTGTGCTGGTAACATTGTGAAAGCGGCACAGGAACAAGGCATTTTTGTAGTATTGGTAGACTCAGAAAATGCTTTAGATGAAGATTGGCTACAGAGACTTGATGTAGATACAAGTGAAAGTAAACTACTTAAACTTAACATGTCAATGATTGACGATGTAGCAAAAACGGTATCAACATTTATGACAGACTACAAGGCAATGGATGAGGAAGATCGTCCAAAGGTTTTGTTTGTAATTGATTCACTTGGTATGTTACTGACTCCAACTGACGTTGATCAGTTTAACAAGGGTGATATGAAAGGTGACATGGGTCGTAAGCCCAAGGCACTGACAGCACTTGTAAGAAACTGTGTTAACATGTTTGGTTCGCATAACGTAGGACTTGTAGCAACTAACCACACATACGCATCGCAAGACATGTTCGATCCAGATGATAAGATATCAGGTGGACAAGGATTTATCTACGCATCTTCAATCGTTGTAGCAATGAAAAAACTAAAACTAAAAGAAGACGAAGATGGAAACAAGGTATCTGATGTAAGAGGTATTAGAGCGGCTTGTAAGGTTATGAAAACAAGATATGCTAAACCTTTTGAAGGCGTTCAGGTAAAGATTCCATACGAAACAGGTATGAATCCTTACAGTGGACTTGTTGACTTGTTTGAAAAACAAGGATTGTTACAAAAAGATGGAAATCGTCTAAAGTATATTGATTCCAAAGGTGAAGAACACAAAGAATATCGTAAGAACTGGGATGGCCAGTTGTTAGATATGGTAATGTCGGATTCACTCTTAGAAAAAACTTCTGAGGTAAATACCAAGGTTGACGAACCCGTATTAGAAACAGAACAGGAGTAATCATGGAATCAAGTATGATAGTGGACATCTGGAATACTTTCAAAGATAGTATTGATAAGAAACACATAGAAACCATAGCAGAAAAATACATTGACGTGTGTGCCGACTTTGGTACTGACGATTCAGCATTTAGAGATGCTATGGGCAGTTGTGATTTTCTTGATGCGGCTATAAGCTATTACTTAGACATAGACGAGGATCACGACTATGATGATCCAGATGACGGTTGGGATGAATAATGGGATATTACTCTGAAGTATCTAGAGACATAAACAAAATACCCAACGCTATCCAGCACTTTGAAGATGAATTAGCCGCGGCTCGCCTAGAGGTAAAACTCAAGGGTAACGTAGAACGTGCCGCGGCAGAACTTCCAGGCATTGTTGAACAAAGGTTCAACCAATTACAAGAAATAGAGGCAATATTAAATTATCTAAACATTGAACTACGTAGATTGCGTAGTACCTTTTTTAAAAAATATCTTGAAAATTATCAAAGAGCTTTGTCTAGCAGAGATGTAGAAAAGTATGTCGACGGCGAAGCTGATGTAGTTGACTACGAAAAGATTATTAATGAATTTGCTCTTCTAAGAAACAAATGGCTTGGTTTACTCAAAGGACTTGACCAAAAACAGTGGCAGATCACCAATGTAGTCAAGTTAAGAGTAGCAGGCATGGAAGATGCTTCACTATAAGTTTCAAGTTCCAGAAAACAGCAAAAAATTACGTGGACAACTTTTTACATATCTTTACGCCAACTGTGATGTAAAGACAATAAGCAAACCAGAAGAAATAGAAAAAGATAGATTCTTAGCATTTAGTCATCCATTTGATGATTGGGTTTTTGATGCTATTACCAATGACAGATCAATAAACTTTTTCCATATTGACAACGGATACATAGGAAATATTTTTCATAAACGCCCTATGTACTATAGAATTTCTTATAATTCCTTACAAAATACAAAAGTAAAATTAATGAATACAAGCAGACAAGACTTGCTTGAGATTCATAACGACCTATGGAGTGATTGGGATAGCGGAGGTGAATACAATCTACTGGTTATGCCAAACAAAAGCAATATATTCAAATACATGGGAGAAGATTACGATACCTGGAGAGACAAAACTATTAAATACTATGAAGGACAAGGTCCTTTGTTTGTAAGAGAAAAAATAGGAAAACGAAAGCAAAGGTGGCAGGAAATTCTTCCTATGATGAAAAAAGCAAAAAAAGTAATCACATATCACAGCATGGCCGCTGTTGAGGCTTTGTGTCTTGGAAAGCCTATAGAAATACTAGGTCAGAGTGCTGTACAACATTGGCAGAATCAATTTGGATTTAATCGTAATGAAATGCTAGAACACATAGCATGGAGTCAATTTCATCGCAACGAATACGAAGACGGCACTGCTTGGGATTGTACATTTAAGTATCAGGTAGAAAAATGACATACATTACACTAGACGGTTGGCAAACAATTAAGAATGATATTTGTTTAAAAAGTGCCAAGAAACAAGGCATGGGTCAAATAGAAGAATATCAAAATCTAGAACTACAAACTGCTATTTCATATTGTGCGAAACTTAGGATAGCAATAGACGTAGGAGCACATGTTGGTATTACTTCATATAGACTTGCTCAGTCGTTTGAACATGTACATGCGTTCGAGGTAAACACAAAACTCTTACCTTGTATTCATCATAATTTAAACATGAAAAACATTCACAACGTAACTACCCATCCTATAGGATTAGGCGATGAAGCCAAAGATGTTGATATTAAAACCACAAATAAAAGTTTTGGTACACATATTGATCCTGATAAACAAAAAGGCAAGTATAAAATTAACACCTTAGATTCTTTTGATATGCAGTTTATAGATTTTATAAAGATTGACGCTGAAGGCTATGAACCATTAGTAGCTAGAGGTGCGTTAAAAACAATAGAAAAACACAAGCCTGTTATACTTTATGAACGTAAAGATCATCCACAACGCTACGGATTTCATAGAGACAGCATCAAAGACATACTCTATCCTTTAGGTTATAGGATGGTTAGAAAACTTGGCAAGGGAGAAAAGAATGCTGTGCTTGCCTATAGACCGGGAATAAATTAATGTTTAACTTACCTAAATTACAAGGACATGAAGTTCCAAAAAACGCAGAAGATATTATTTTCTTCAGTTGTGACTATGATTATTTTGACAGGCACGGATATGCCTTAGCTCAAAGTATTGTGAGAACTGTTGGCTGGTTACACGTTCACTGTCATGTAATAAACGAAGGAAACATAAACAAAGTTGTACTTGATGATCTAGTAAAACAATATCCTTTTACATATTCCTATGAAGATGTAAGTCCTACGTTTTATAAAGACTTGGATAAAAATGTTAAAAGAATGAAAGAAGGAAGACATATTTTTAAGACAGATGATTTAGATTACATTGCTAGAAGAACTTACTTGGCTAGTTGTAGATTCATGCGTCTAAAGGAATTGTTTGACAGAGAAAGCCAATACGTATTTCAGTTAGATTGTGATACTATCTTACGTAACGGATTCCATCAAAACAAGTTTAGAGACCTGGCAAAAGATGTTAGAGTTATGCCTAAACCAAAAGATCCAGCTGTTTTTATAGCAAGTGCTTTAACACTAGGCTTAGGAGAAACAGGTGTAAGGTTTAGAAAACTTTTCAGTGATAATATGATTGAAGCGTTTCATAAACCTATATATTGGTATGTCGACCAGGATGTTTTAAAAAACACAATGGCACAATGGAAAAATACAGGAAACACATATGAGCATATTCCGTACACATGGAATGCTTGGGGACAAAAAAGACATGATATATTTTCCACAGGCAAGGGCGATAAGAAGAATGATAAAAGATTCAAATCAGCCCAACTACGTTGGCTACCAGACCATTGGCAAAAGCCTATACGAAAAGAACTTTTGGATTTACCCGAATGATAAAAGGATACATCATATATTTGCCTGACTATGACAATAGCGTGTCCATGGCCAGACGGGCCTATGAGTCAGGAACAACACATGGTTGGGATTTAACATTGTTTGAAGGTGTGAATGGACAAAAGGATTACTTACAGAATCATAATGTTAGAATCTATAACAAGAGCAAAAAGGCCAAACGCCTAATGGAACGTCCAGGCACAGCAGGTTGTTTCTTGAGTCAATATCTTTTATGGCAACAATGTTTTATAAGCCAAACTGCTATGTGTATTTTCGAGCATGATGTAATTTTTAAAAAGCCAATGGGCAATGTTGAATTGTGCGATGTATATAAATTTGAGGGATTTAAAAAAGCAAAACCAACACCAACAGGAGTTTGGTATGAAGGTGCTAGAGCTTATTTGTTGAGACCGAGCGGAGCAAAAAAATTACTTGACTGGGTTTATGAAAATGGAGCAATGCCTGCGGATTGGATGCTGAATGACGGTATTGTAGAAATGAAATTTGACCTTAATGAAAAGGTAACTTACAAATCAGATAAAATGAGTTTTACAAAGGACTTATAATGAAAAGAATGATATATCAGGTTGCTGTTGGACAACAGAGCAAGTTATATGAACATTGTATACAAAGTGTGGCAGACTATTGTAACAAATATAACATGACACACATTGTTCAAAGAGAACCAATTTTAAAAATTAGACCAGATATGACAAGAACTGGTAGAAGCAAAGAAGCAGTTGAACGCTTGGGTTACATGCCTATATACGAAAAAGAAAATGCTTTTACACACCTGAAAGATTTTGAACAGATAGCAATTATAGACAGCGACATTTATATAAGGCAAGAAGCACCAAATATATTCTGGGACATTAATGAAGAATATGCTTTTGGTGCTGTCGCTGAAAGGGAATTGCCCTGTGCTAAAAAATACAAAAGCAAAATAAGAAAATATAGTAAAGCCGCATTTGAAAATATTACTGATGTAGATTGGAAATGGAACGAACTCGGTGCTGAATTTTACAATATGGGTATGATGGTTATAAACAGCAAAAAGTTTTTGCCTTTCTTAAAAGGACAAACAGCAGAACAGTTTATACGCAGACCAGAGTTCAAAGACTTTGTCGACGGCATAGGCTATCGCAAATGGTCAACGGATCAGATGCTGTTGAACTACTGGGTAAAGAAAGAAAAAATTCCTACACTAAACATGGATTGGCGTTGGAACGGTTTGTTTAAAGGTATTGACGATAAGCGTTTACCAGAAGCACATTTCATACATTTTTTCCTTAAAGATTTACTACCACAAAAGGGTGAAAATGTAAAAGCACTTATGGAGGCAATAGGTTGATTAATTTGGTTATGCGAGCATATAGTTCATGGAGGAAAAACTTTTTGTATGGTACTCCTGGACTTGGAGATAGAGTTCATAGTGTGTTCTTAGCACACAATTATGGAAAAATAAACGGTGATGAAGTCAATCTTCACTTGACCAAATATCAATATAACAAACACAAGCCTGAAAGCTGGGCAGAAATATTAGAATTATTTCCTAAAGGATGCGTAAACATCATACCGCATCTCGAACACGAGCCTACAAGCAATCAAGACTTTGCAAATTATGTAAGATCGCAAGGATATTACAATGCCAAAGAACAGATATACAAGGACCATCCACAACGCTTTGAACCCACCGAAGGAGTTGATCTTACATCATGTTTGCAGTATTTTCCACAGTTGCCTGCTGAAGACTGTAGCAAAGATTTACAATTACCCGAAAAATTCATTACAGTACAATTTGATAGCACATCTAGGAAAAGAAGTATTAAGCCGCATATTAGAAATAGAATATTATCCAAGTATAGTGATTATCAGGTAGTAACTGTAGGCGGCGAATCACAAAATGATTATTTAAAAAACAGTTTGAAACACATAGCATACGCGATGACAAAAGCAAAATATCATGTAGGTGTGGACAGTGGATTTTTACATTTATCCCAACTATATTTTCATCCTGAAAATATTCACATATATACATCAAGTCACAGCGGAAAATGGAGTCATCATATGTTTCGGGCTAGAGACAATGGCATAAGGATTTACAATGAAAATTGAAGTAGCAATTTCCATGGGAGAATTGTTTGATAAGATAACAATCCTTCAAATAAAAAAAGAAAAGATAACTAACAAAAGCAAGTTAGAAAATATAAACAAAGAACTTTCTTACTTACAATCCAAAGTTTTAAATAATGATCCCAAAGTTGAATCGTTGACAAAAAGATTACACAGAATAAATTCTACGCTTTGGGATATAGAAAACGGAAAAAGGAAGTGCGAAGCAGAATCAGATTTTGGTTTAGATTTTGTTAGGCTGGCCAGAGACGTTTATTTGTATAATGATAAACGTGCTGAAGTAAAAAGATTAATTAACATACATACAAATTCGGACGTTATAGAAGAAAAAGAATACACGAGATACAAATGAAACTGTTTATACACATACCAAAAAATGGCGGCATGACCATTAGAGATAGTGAAATTTTTCATGATAAAATTTTAGTAGTCAACAAACATATGATACAGAATTTTAAAAGATTCAGAGATGTAATGAGATCGTATGGAGAGCGGGATACCAAGGGAGTTGAACATGCTAGATGGAGAGATGTCAACTCAAAACACACAAGTTGGCATGATGCGTTTGCTATTGTTAGAAATCCGTGGAGCAAGGTAGTAAGTCGCTATCTTTTTGCTAAACAAGCAGTACAAAGAAATTTATTAAAGCCAGACTATGCTAACACAAATTCATTAGACGCTTTTATAGAAGAAAGGCATAAATGGATAGACAAAGATCTAACTTGGTATAGAGCAATACGAGGCTGGCATCCACAACTTGATCATGTAACTGATTTACAAGGAAATGTTAAGTGTGATATTTTAAGACTAGAACATCTAAACACCGAAGCAGTGAAATACTTTAATATAGAAAAAATGCCTAGGGCTCGAAATGTTACTAGCATTAAAGAAAATTACAAAGATTTGTATAATTCAAAAACAATACAAATAATCGCTGATTGGTATAAAAAAGACATAGAATATTGGGGTTTTGATTTTGATTCCAGTGCTACAAAAAATTATTGGGATAGTAAATGAGACTTGCTGTTTGTATAAGTGGTGTAAATGACAAAGGTAGTAAAATTGAAGAACAGCTAAAGGCTAAAATTCCCGAAGCTACATTTTACTATCATACTTTTAGCAACAAAACCAATCTTGTTAGAAAAGATTTACATCCATGCCTGTACACCATGCACTATCCTAAATGGCATTATCATCCAATGGAAGTACAAAATATTTGTCATCATGGCAAGTATAAAATTTATCAAGAAAAAAGATTACATTGGGACGATCTTTATTATGGAGCAGTTCCTATCATTCAACATGCTAATCTTTTATCTAAGATTCCAATAGATTATAATCTTATAATTAGGGCAGACTGGAATACGGAAATTGATAGGCAAGTAGATCTTAATCATTGGTTCAGGAAGGCATATGAACAAGGTCCTGTTGGATTTATGACAAGAGAAAATAGAGGTCCAAAGTTTGGAAGTGGGATGATAAAAGAAATAGAAAAAGATGAAAATGCTGTTAATGATGACTGGTATAATTACCTACCAGGCACACTGATAATACATCATAGGAAACACTTCGATATACAACAGGTAAAGCAGTTAAATAAAAATAAAGAACTTATGCCAAGCAATTGGGGTTGGTATCAAGTATTAAGCAAGCCATATGGTGATATTCATACTAGCGTACATGGCTTTGCTCGCGAGATTAAATAACATAAAGGAATAACAATATGATGTTCGGCAAAAATCCAGGTACCGATGAAACTTGGAAAAGAATACCGGAAGGTAGTGTAGGAGCAGAACTAGGTGTATGGCAAGGTGATAGTTCTGAAAAATTTTTAAAAAAGGCCAAACATGTACATCTTGTAGATAGTTGGTCTCCTGTAGTATATGAAGAATCAGACGAACATGGAGATTATGAAGCATACTTAGATAGGTACAGCAAACTTGTTAAGTCAAGAGATCCAAAAGATTTTGTAAAATATTACAACCGCATATACGAAAATGTTAAGGTAAGATTCTTTGGCAGACCGGTGACTATACACAGAATGTCAACTTCACAATGGTTTGATACTTTTGCTGAACCACTGGATTGGATATATGTAGATGCTAGTCATTCATATGAAGGATGCTTACATGATTTGACTAGAGCATTAGAAGTTATTAAACCAGGTGGTATATTGTTTGGTGATGATTACGGAGACAAAAAGCCTGGAGTAAAAAAAGCCGTTGACAAGTTTATTAAAAACACAGGACTAAAATTAAATAATTTTCATGCTGATCAGTTTGAAATAAGGGTCTAATGGACGCATTTGTTATATACATTCAAGGGCATGAAGATAGTGAAAAATTTTCTGACAGATGTGTACAAAGCATAATAGATACAAAGTCAGATCTTACCGTAGAAAAATTTCCTGCGATAACACCAGACAATATGTGGAAAGTAAATTACACATGGCCTATAAGAAAAAAAGTAACGTGTCCAAAAACAGGATTATTACTTTCAGCGTATAAGACTTACGATAACAATAAACGTATAGCGGCGGCACAAAGCCATTACATGCTTTGGCGTAAGTGTGTTACACTTGACAGGCCAATAATGATTTTGGAACATGATGCTATTTTTACAAAAAGGTTTGATCTAAGCATTTTAGAATGGTGGCCTGGAGAAGGTGCTGTAAGCATAAACGATCCACGAGGAGCTACATTCAACGCAGATTTTTATGATTCTAAACTCCGAAACGGAATAAATGAAGTACCATTTGTTACTGGTAATGATGTACCTCAAGGATTACCAGGACATAGTGCTTATGTGATTTATCCGCATGCGGCCAGAGAAGTTATGAAACTACAGGATGAAATAGGTTGGTGGCCTAATGATGCGATTATGTGCCGACAATTATGTCCTTGGATAAGATGCTACAAACCTTACCTAACCAGATGTCAAGGCATCAAATCAACAACTAGCAAATAACTACGTACATAAATATCTACATGAAGATAGTCTTGGTCACTGGAGGATTCGACCCACTTCATTCGGGTCACATCAAGTATTTTGAAGCCGCACGAAAACTTGGAGACGAGTTGGTCGTGGGAGTAAATTCAGACGCATGGTTAACACGTAAAAAAGGTGCTCCATTCATGCCTTGGGCAGAACGTGTAGAAATAATCGAAAACCTATCAATGGTCGATCGTGTTATCGAAGTAATGAATGATGACCAATTTGATGATGCCGGCGGAGCAATATTTAAATTGTTATCTACATCGGGCAGTCAAGATCACATCGTTGTTGCTAACGGCGGCGACAGAGCAAACGGCAATGTTCCAGAGATGTTGACATACGAAAATACAGAAAGAGTATCATTTGTGTTTGGTGTAGGAGGCACAGATAAAAAGAATTCTTCAAGTTGGATTTTAAAAGAATGGAAAGAACCAAAGACAGAAAGATCATGGGGATACTATAGAGTATTACACGAAAACGGTCCCCAGGTCAAAGTCAAGGAACTAACTGTTGAACCAGGCAAGAAATTAAGTATGCAACGACACCAATTGCGGGCAGAGCATTGGTTCGTTTCAGAAGGTACAGCAACCTTGTACGGAATAGATGTTTCTACGGACCTAACAAAACGTGAATACAAAACACATCAGTCGTTACATATTCCAAAAGGAGAATGGCACATGTTAGCAAATGAAACGAATAGCCCTTTAAAAATTGTTGAGATACAATATGGCATAAGTTGTGTGGAGGAAGATATTGAGCGAAAGTAAATTAAAAGTATTTGTTGGTTACGACACCAGAGAAGATGTAGCTTGGCAAGTGTGTAAGCACAGCCTAGAGGCAAGGAATAAAAACGTAGAAGTTTTTCCATTAAAACTAACAGACCTTAGAGCCCAGGGCTGGTACAAACGTGATACGGATAAATTAGGATCAACTGAATTCACATTCAGTAGATTTTTAATACCCGAGCTGACTAACTTTAGTGGTTGGGCATTGTTTTGTGATTGTGATTTTATCTTTTTGGAGGATGTACAGAAGTTATTTGATCTAGCAGATGACAAGTATGCTGTAATGTGTGCTCACCATGATCATACACCAAAGCCTGGTACTAAGATGGACGGACAACAACAAACATTGTATCCAAGAAAGAATTGGAGTTCAATGGTGCTATGGAACTGTGGCCATCCTAAGAACAAGGCTGTAACTACAGAACTTGTTAACGATCCAGAAACAACAGGAAAATATCTACACAGATTTGCTTGGTTAGATGATTCCGAAGTAGGACAAGTCAGCCATGAATGGAATTGGCTTGTTGATTGGTATACTGAACCAGAAGATGGAAAGCCTAAAGCAATCCATTACACGGAAGGTGGACCTTGGTTTGAAAATTATAGATACTGTACGTATCACCAACTATGGAAGAATGAATTACATAACATGATGCATGGAGCCGAATAATGGTTGAGAAAAATGTTACTAACATGTTAATGATAGACGGCGATGATGAAATTCTCAAGCATTGGCAACATGGTACGGGTGCCTTGGTTATTGATAGAAAAGATATATCAAGTAAGATACAAGAAAGTCCTTGGCCTGTTGAATATCCTGTAACATTTAGAAGCATGACCAAAAGAAAAGAAATTTGGAAATGTTGGGAAACGGGTAGACCTTTTTACTACGTAGACAACGGATACATGGGTAACCTAGATAAGAAAAAGAAATGGTATCGTGTAGTAAAAAATAATATACAACATACCAAATTACCTTTATTCAATAATCAACCCAAGTGGCCCAATGATAGATTTAATAATTTAATTCGAACAACTCCGTACATGACTTACACTGGCAAAAAACCAGATAGTGATCGTGGTGGAGCCATTCTTGTAGTAACACCTTCTGAAAAACCTTGTCAGTTTTATAAAATTGATAGAAAAACTTGGTTGGATCAAACTGTAGCTGAGATTAAAAAACATACAGATAGACCTATCATAATTAGAGATAAGGGATTACGTCCAGACAGAATCAAAGATAATTCCATAGCAAATCAGTGTCATAGGCAAAGAATACATAGTTTGGTAACGTATCAAAGTGTGGCGGCTCTTGAAGCTCTACACTATGGAATACCTGTATTTACTATGGCTCCGTGTTGTGCTGATCCATTTGCTGAAAAAGATTTGTCAAAAATAGAAACAGCCAAGTATCCCAAGGAAGAAGATGTTGTTAACCTATTTTGCTTTTTAGCATACTGTCAATACTCTTTGGAAGAATTTAGTACAGGTCAAGCACTACGTATGATAGAGGAGTTCAAATTATGAACAGACCTCTTAAAGTAAATGCTTACATGAAAGCCATACCTCCTGGAAATAAAAATCCTGAAAAACCAAAACTATTACAGTATTTTGTTCAAGGTGTTCAAGCAAGTGGTGATCATGCTCAATTGATAAACACATTCTATCATGAACCTTCAGACGTGGGAGTGTTACAAGGTTATGTACATCCTGGAAGCAAACATGTTCCTCACTTAAATCTTAGACGTGACGTATTAGCAAAACAAAAAGCAATGGGTAGGCGAACTATAATAGCTGATGCTAACTTGTTTTTAGCTTATGATCCCGGAAATAAAAATGGTTACCTAAGATACAGTTACGATGGTATTTTTCCCAACACAGGTGAGTACTGCGATAGCAAGATAGATGCTCAGCGTTTACAAACTTTAAGAAATAAACTAGGCTTCCAAGTAAAGCCTTGGAAAACATATGGTGATTATATTCTAATTACATGTCAACGTGATGGCGGTTGGAGCATGGACGGACAAAGAGTAATAGAATGGTTACACTTGCTTTTACAAAAGCTGAAGGGTATAACAGACCGAACGATTCTTGTGAGATTCCATCCTGGCGATAAACATACTCACAAGCACATGATGCAGTTACAAGCTATAGGACACAAGGTAAAGTTTTCATCTCCATCTGTGCCGTTAGTAAAGGATTTAGCTGATGCTTATTGTGTCATAAGCCATAACAGTAGTCCA